TCATTAACACCATATTTAATAAATGCAGTTTTGAACTTACGTTTAAACTACATGGAGGATTGGGAAATCGGAAAAGTTTGCTTGAGGAACTTATATACTGAAATAGTTTATACACCCATAGCAACACCAGATGGATCAGTCATCAAGAAAAATCGAGGAAATAACAGCGGGCAACCTTCGACAGTTGTGGACAACACTTTAATGGTTGTAATAGCAGTTCAATATGCACTCGAAATGAACAATATCAACTTCAAAGATCAGAATGATATTATTAAATACTTTGCGAATGGTGATGACTTACTGATAGCACTGGAACCACAGTATGAATATTTACTAGAAAACTTCGCAAGTAATTTTCGCGAACTAGGTCTTAAATACACATTCGACATCAAACACAAAAAGAGAGAGGATTTGTGGTTCATGTCACATCAGGGCGTGCTCATTAACAACACGTACATACCTAAACTCGAGCGAAGTCGAATATGCGCCATACTAGAATGGGATCGAAGTCACACACCTGAATTCCAGCTAGATGCAATCAATGCCGCAATGATAGAAGCGTGGGGTGACGATGAATTGCTATATCAAATACGCTTGTACTACAAATGGCTATTGGATCAAGAACCGTACAAAACGCTGGCAAATGAAGGGAAGGCACCATACTTAGCTGAAACGGCACTGAGAAAGTTGTATACGGATGAAGATGCTTCGGAAGAAATTATTCAATTATACCATAATGCTGAATACTGTCTACCAGAATTTGAAACTAAATTATTAGTGCATCATGAGGCTGAGGACAAGCCTGGCTCATCAACACCTACGCCAACACCAACTCCTACGCCAACACCAACACCTGCGCCAACACCAAGTTCAACACCAGCACCACAGCAACAACTCAATGCTCAAGCTGAAAGAGAATTGAAAGAAAAACAAGACAATGATGCAGTGAAAAAGGCAAATGAAGAGAAACGACAACAGCTTGTGCGTTCGAGAAACAATGCAAATAAACAACAACAGTTGGTCAAACAGAGTGGCGATGATGCTGATTTAGAAGTGAAGCCAACCCAAGGAAAGTTTACTATACCAAGAATGAATAGTATAACTACACAAATTCGTGGGCCAAGAGTGAAAGGGAAAAGTATCATGAATGTGGAACATCTCCTTGAATATAAACCAGAGCAGCGCGACATCATTAATACACTAGCAACTCATGAACAACTAGATGCTTGGTTCAGCGGAGTGATGAAAGAATATGATAAATCCGAGGAAGAAATGCAGATATTGATGAATGGTTTTATGGTGTGGGCAATAGAAAATTCAACTTCCCCGGATATAAATGGTATGTGGACAATGATGGATGGTGACGAACAGATCAAATTTCCTTTGGAACCAATCATTCGCCATGCACAGCCAACATTACGCCAAATAATGGGCCATTTTAGTGACATGGCAGTGGCTTACATAACTTTAAGAAATCAAAAGGAAA